AGCTTTTGCCAGCACAAACAAACTCATCAATTTACCGTACTTAGAAAGAAAAAACATAGAAGTGTACATAAGAGAAAGAGATAAGGAAAAAGTAGCATACATATGCTCTAAATCAAAAATCCTTTCCGGTACAAAAGATCCTTCTATCATAACCTCAAGAATATGTTCAAAAATAAAAAGTGAGAACGATGCGAATAATACTACTACTAGCTCTATGTCTACTCTGCAGAGTAACTTGGGCCGATTCGAGCTCTCTAAACCTTAATCTGCCTAGCTCGCCACAGAGTTACGCATCAGATAGAATTAGGGCAGGGCAGTTAGATTGTCAAAATGCGATTGGTTCAGCAACCAACGTAGAATTTGGGGTTGTGGGTTTTATTGATAATCAATATCAAGACCCTTACAGTAACACGCCCTATGACGCAACTATGCCTACAACACGAGCAAGTGACATAGGTGTATACGCAAAAATTACAATACCAATTGGTGCTCCAAAAGAACGCATCAATTGTAATACTCTTTACCAGTTAGAGTTAGAAAAGAAACGCATGGAAGTAATGAAGTTAAAACAAGAGATAGCAAATCTCAGGAACCTACAATTTGTAGAGGAATAATATGGCAGAGTTTGAGTTTGGAGGAATGACATTCAAAGGCGGCAGAATGATGGTGATGCTTACAGCACTTTCCACACTTGGTGGTGCAGCATGGGCTGGTTTTGAGTTTTACGCAGACTACATGGACATGAAAGAAATCGTCCAGAATATTGACACAGATGCTATCGCAGCACGAAACCTTCAAATAGAGCAGAAGCTCGATGATGCCATTGAGTACACACGAGATATTAAATCTGGATTGAGAGATGACATACTCTCAATCGAGAAGCAAGCAGACCGCGCAGAAGATAAAGTACGTGCTATGGAAACTGAAGTACGAGATATGATTGACAAAGCAAACGAACGCTTTGAAACTAAGCGCGACGCCATGAAAGCAGACTCCGAACAAGATATGGAAGATCTGGAAGATCGACTAGAAAAGAAACTACAGAGAGCACTAGACAATCCACTCTCTGATTAACCTGAGAAAAATATCTCTTGACAACCAACCTCTATTTGAGTATAATTTGAACCATGGCAAAAGAATTAACTACAATTAGTCCTGAGGGACTGGAGATAGCGAATAGTTATCTTCAATACGGAAATATTCGCGGTGTTTGCGAATATCTTCAGGTACCCGAACAACGAGTAGTAGAAGCGTTAAATACACGGGAAGTAAAAAAGTACATTGACACAGTGTACTTGGACATGGGTTACCGAAATAAGAACAACATCGGTTCCTTATTAGACGAGATGATTGCATCCAAACTAGAAGAAGCCCAGGAATCTGGTGTATACTCTAGCAAGGACTTAGCCGATCTATTACAAATGGCTCATAAAATGCGTATTGACGAGATTAAGGCACAAACCGATCTCGCCAAGGCCGAAGGAAGCACTATCAAGAACCAAACCAACGTACAGATTAATGAGTCTGTTCCGTTTGGGCAAGGTAACTATGGTAAGCTTATGGATAAACTACTCAATGGAACAGAATGATCGAATAACTGAAATTGAAAAGAAGATGTACGCTCATGAAGTTCAGTGTGAAGAGCGTTGGAAAACTTGTTTTCAAAGACTAGAGGATATGGAAACAGGGCTCATGCGTATTGAGTCTAGAATGCTAACTATGGGTGGAACAATGATTATGTTCCTAGCGGGTGTATTGGTTACCCTTCTTACTAAAATATAATGTTAGCCGAAATAGCCGCAGCAAATGCTGCGTTTTCGGTCATCAAGCAAGCTCTTAGCAACGGAAAAGAAATCTTTGAAGTTGGAAACGAAGCTACAAAATATTTTGATAATAAGTCAGCTATAGCAAAAAAGTCGAATGCCCACGGCAACAAAGACGAACTTGCAGCTTTCATGGAGTTACAGAAACTTAGAAAGCAAGAAGAGTGGCTACGAGAGCATATGATTTATGCAGGTGACCCAGGAATCTGGGATGCGTGGTTACAGTTTCAAGCAGATGCAAAGAAAGCACGAGAAAAGGCTATTCGACAAGAAAAGCATCGTAAATCGAAACAAATGGAATTCATCCTACTATGGATAAAAATAGTAGCCGGTATTGCAATATTAGTACCCGCTCTAGTATGGTTAATCGTAGCATTAGCCTCATAGGAGAAAAACTATGCCAAAAGGTAAAGGAACATACGGATCAACAGTCGGCCGACCAAAGAAGAAGAAGCCGAAGAAGAGAGGCAAGTAAGATGATTTTTGAAAAGCGAGGCAAGTGGTGTTATCGAAATGATAACGGTAAACTAGAGAAGTTTGCTACAGAAGAAGAAGCTAAGTTAGCAGCAGGTTGGGTTCCTCCAGTAGAGGAGATTTTAGATGGCAGCGAAGAAGAAGAGGAAGACTGCGAAGAAGAAGCCGGTACCGACGAATAAAAGGCTTTATGCTTCTGTAAAAGCTTCAGTAAAACGAAAGTTTAAGGTATACCCTTCAGCGTATGCAAATGCCTTTCTAGTGAAAGAGTATAAACGCAGAGGCGGTAAGTACCGCATGGGAGTCAAGAAATGAGTCTCAAGAAATGGTTTAAGGAAGAGTGGGTAGACATCTCCCGTCCAAAGAAAGGCGGAGGCTATGCCAAGTGTGGCAGAAGCAAAGCAAAGAAAGGTAAATACCCAAAGTGTGTTCCCAAAGCAAAAGCAGCTCGTATGACAGCAGCACAAAAGAAGTCTGCAATAAGTCGTAAGAGAAAAGCAGGAAATCCAGGTGGCAAACCCACTATGGTTAAAACATTCGTGAAAAAGAAGCGTAAAGCTACTATGAAGCGAAGAAAGAAATAAAGTGTCAAGTGGCACTTTATAGAAAGGCCCTTCCCCGGTATATCGGATTCATCTTACTAAGGGCAGGACAATACGGAGAAACAAATGAAGTATTTAGTTATAGTATCTGCACTACTACTAGGAGCTTGTGGAACCATGAATGCAGCCATTGACGGCACGCAGGCAATGGTAAACAATACCCTAGGCGGAGTAGGTAACACAGTAGCAGATGTTACAATAGCAGTCGGACAAGACGTCAAAGGTGTCGTCGATTCCGGCAAGAAAGACAAGGAGTAAAACTTATGCCAGCAAAGCGAAAAGCGAGGAAGAAAAAAGACTCAAGGTTAAAACGGGCAGGCGTTAGTGGTTATAATAAACCAAAACGTACTCCAGGACACTCCAAGAAGTCTCATATCGTAGTAGCTAAAGTTGGCACTAAAGTGAAAACAATTCGTTTCGGCCAGCAGGGAGCTAAAACGGCAGGGAAGCCGAAGGCTGGAGAATCTGATCGAATGAAGAAGAAAAGAGCGTCTTTCAAAGCACGACACGCCAAGAATATTGCTAAAGGCAAAATGTCAGCAGCATATTGGGCGGATAAAGTAAAATGGTAGACGACAAGAATTTTCACCCCGCAGACACTAATGGTGACGGATCAGTTTCCGCCACTGAACAAGAAATGTATCTTGAGTTTCGTAGAAAAGAATTAGAGGATCAAGATGCACAGCGTGATGCAATGAGAAAGATGACTTGGTTTTCCCTTTGGGGAATGTTATTTTATCCTTTCGGCATATTCTGCACATCATTATTCGGATTAGATAGCGCCGCTAAAATAATCGGTGATATTGCTCCCACTTACTTTGTAGCTATCGCAGCCCTGGTTTCAGCATTCTTTGGAGCCAACGCATATGCAGGGAAAAAATAATGGAGTTATTACTTGATTTAGCCATGAATTTTTGGCAGTGGACAGTACTCGCAGTATTAGTACTTATCGGTTTTATAGTAAACAAAGTAGATAAAAAAGAAGAAACACTGGTAGGATTTAAATATAAGTTTATGCCAGTTATGTCACCTTTACCTATAAAGACAAAAGATAAAGGTTTTTGGAAAGGTATCCTAATGTGGTTAATGGGTACACGCAAATGGAAAATTGAACAAGATTTTAACTATACTCTCAATGATGTAGAGTATAAGATTCCTGCAGGGTTTGAATTTGATGGAGCATCTGTTCCTAAGTTTCTTGCAACTTTTCTCTCACCAGTAGGAGTACTACTTATGGGAGGGTTAGTTCATGACTACGGTTATAAATTTGCCACTCTTATGAAGAAAGACGGAAGCACAATTGGTTATCACGATCAGAAGTTCATGGATGGAGTTTTTCGAGACATATGTATTGAAGTAAACGGTTTCCGTGTTCTTAACTATCTAGCCTATTGGACACTGCGCTTAGCAGGTTTTGTAGCCTGGAACGGTCATAAAAAGAGAGGTACTCACTGTGAAATGGATTAAAGCAGCAATGAAAGAACGCACATCTTGGGATGGTGCAATGTTAATAGCAGTCTGTGGTTCGGTCATACTTTTTGGTGGTTTAGCAAAACTACTAGCATGGGTAGGCTTAGGCTACGGCATCTGGACACTAGTTAAAAAAGAAGATTAATATGACAGTAGAAGTAAGTCGCAGGGATATTATCTCTGACGAAATCGTTGAATTAAGATCTGAGACAAAGTTTCTAAAACTTCCAATAGCTCCGTACCTGGAGCTATTGAATGTCACTCCCTTACCATCGCAGATAGCAATTATCAATGCGATTAACGATCCTAAGTATCGTTTTGTCTCTGCCGCAGTCTCGCGCAGACAGGGTAAAACCTACATAGCCAATATCATTGGACAGCTCGTGTCCTTGGTACCTGGCTCCAATATTCTAATAATGTCTCCCAACTACTCTTTGTCTCAGATCTCTTTCGATCTACAGAGAAATCTAATTAAGCATTTTGATTTAGAGGTTACAAAAGATAACGCCAAGGATAAAGTTATTGAAATCTCTAACGGGTCTACTGTAAGAATGGGTTCTGTTAATCAGGTCGATTCTTGTGTAGGTAGATCTTATGACCTTATCATCTTTGATGAGGCCGCACTCGCTGACGGCAAGGACGCCTTCAACGTTGCACTTCGTCCTACTCTGGACAAGCCAAATTCTAAAGCAATCTTTATCTCAACACCTCGAGGCAGAAACAACTGGTTCTCTGAGTTCTTTTACAGAGGTTTCTCAGACGACTTCCCAGAATGGTGTAGTATACGAGCAACCTATCGAGATAATCCACGCATGAGTGAAAGCGATATTTCAGAAGCACGAAAGTCCATGTCTGAAGCAGAGTTTAAGCAGGAGTACGAAGCTGACTTTAATACTTATGAAGGACAGATCTGGAAGTTCAACTTTGAGACACAGGTAAAAGATCTATCTCAGTTTGATACTAGTAATATGGACGTCTTTGCGGGGTTGGACGTAGGTTTCAAAGATCCAACAGCAATGTGTGTAATTGCTTATGACTGGGACGAGGATAAATACTACCTGGTAGACGAATATATGAATAATGAACGTACTACTGAGCAACACGCAGTAGAGATACAAAAGTTGATTGACAAGTGGGATATTGACTATATCTATATTGATTCCGCTGCACAGCAGACTCGGTTTGACTTTGCACAGAACTATGATATTAGTACTATCAACGCTAAAAAGTCTGTACTTGACGGCATTGGTCATGTATCTGCAATTATTGATAATGATAAACTCTACGTAGACCAGGAATGCAAACAATCCCTGTCCTGCCTTGATGCGTATCAGTGGGACCCAAACCCAAATCTAATGAAGGAAAAACCGAAGCACAACATGGCTTCGCACATGGCAGATGGTATGCGCTACGCACTTTATTCATTCCAAACCTCGCAGGTATCCTTCTAGCGATACCTACTCAAAAATAGTTATTGACAAGTCACCCTAAAGCCGATATAATTCTTTAAATGAAAAATCGAGGAACCAAAGGAAAATGCCTAAGCTAAAACGCGATGTAGTAAAATATGTACGAGATAAGGCAAAGTCTAAGTATGAAAAGGGTTCCTCTTGCGAGATTTGTGGTGAGACAGAGCAGTTAGACTTTCACCACTTTTACAGTTTAACTCCTTTGTTGAATCAATGGTTGACAAAGAACAAACACAATCCTGAGTACATTCAATCACTTCGGGATGACTTTATAGAAGAACATCATGCTGAGTTATACGACCACACAGTTACGCTGTGTCATACTCACCATTTAAAACTTCACTCAATTTACGGTAAAGACCCTGGGCTGGGAACTGCTAAAAAGCAGATGCGGTGGGTAGAGATTCAAAGAGAAAAACATAATGGCATGGTATAACAACTTATTTGGTAACAAACCTGTCGAGGAGAAACTGAATCCTGCTCAATATACTATTGGCGGCGGTAAAACAGAATCTTCAAGAGAGTCAACCCTAAGTTACGAGAGAGCCTATGAAGATCTAGAAATCGTTAATCGCGGCGTAAATATGATCGTTGATGACGTAGCAGAGATTCATACTTTAGTTTCCCGAGACAATGCTTTTAGGGGTGTAATTCCAGGAGTTAAAGCTTCTAAGGTAGAGACTCTTCTTAATAAGTCTCCTAATCCTTATCAAGATATTAACACTTTTAAACGTAATCTTATTACTGATTTTTTACTTGATGGAAACATCTTCATGTACTTCGATGGAGCACACCTCTATCACTTACCTGCTACAGATGTAAAGATACATTCAGACAAAGAAACTTATATTGAAAAGTTCACAATGTTTGATACTACTTTTAGTCCTAATGAAATTATTCACATTAAAGAAAACTCCTTTCACTCTATCTATCGTGGAGTTCCTCGTTTAAAGCCTGCGTTACGTACTATGGTTTTGATGAAGAGAATGAGAGATTTTCAGGATAACTTTTTCAAGAACGGAGCAGTTCCAGGTCTAGTCCTTAAATCACCAAATACACTTTCTGAGAAAATCAAAGAACGAATGATGGTTTCTTGGCAAGAAAGATACCGTCCAGATGCGGGCGGAAAACGACCACTTATCTTAGATGGCGGAATCGAGGTCGATAAGATCTCAAATGTAAATTTTAAAGAATTGGATTTTCAATCTGCAATTTCAGAAAATGAAAAGATAATTTTAAAGGCGCTCGGAATCCCTCCAATTTTGATGGATTCTGGTAACAACGCTAACATTCGCCCAAATATGCGACTATATTATTTGGAGACTATACTTCCTATAGTTCGAAAAATTAATTATGGACTCGAAAGATATTTTGGTTTTGAGTTAAGTGAGGACATTACCAATATTCCCGCTTTACAACCTGAATTACGAGATTCATCTGCGTATTACACATCACTAGTAAACGGTGGTATTATTACTCCTGCAGAAGCTAGAGATCGTTTAGGTTTCGAAACTATAGAAGGAACAGAAGACATTAGAGTTCCGGCTAATATTGCAGGTTCTGCAGCTAACCCAGATGAGGGTGGTCGCCCCACAGAAGAAGGAGAAGAATAAATGGCAGTTCGCCAAAAAGCACAAGTATTAGAGATAGCAAGAAAGCACTTTGAAGATTTCGGGCTACCTGCGGATATTGAATATAAAAACTACCTAGCAATCGTAGGCCCTAGAGAGGCTTTATGTGTTAGATCAGTTAAAAGAAGTTTTAAGGCATGGAAGTATATTACCCATGCTCTTAAGATCCGGCACCCTGAGCTGTTTGTTAAGCCAGAGCCTAAGCCCGAGCCGAAGCCAATGCCGAAAGCCGAGCCTAAACGAGTTACACCTAAAGCACCAAAGCCAGCTCCAAAGGCCGCGGTCAAGCCTGCTGTTAAACCAGCAGTAAAAAAGGATTAAGATATGAATAAGATCTTTAATCTTACGTCTACTTTCAAGACTCATGCAGAGGATGATGGCTCTGTAATGATTCGTGGGATGGCAAGCACGGCTGACTTTGATCGCGCGGGTGATTCCATTTCAGCAGAAGCCTGGCAGAAAGGTGGACTAAAGAACTTTGAAAAGAATCCAATTATCCTGTTTAATCATGACTATGATAAACCAATTGGTCGAGCCACCGGTCTGAAGTCTGGACCAAATGGCTTGGAGCTGGAATGTAAGATTAGTAAGGCGGCGCCTGCTAATGTTGCTCAACTAGTTAAAGACGGTGTTCTTGGGGCCTTTTCCGTAGGTTTCCGAGTCAAGGATGCTGATTATATTAAGGAAACCGACGGACTAATGATTAAGGACGCTGAATTATTCGAGGTATCAGTTGTATCTGTGCCCTGCAATCAGTCAGCTACTTTTTCGCTCGCGAAGTCTTTTGACTCAGATGCTGAGTACGAAGAATTCAAAAAAACTTTCACAAATCGTGTAGATCTAGCAGGTCAGTCTCTGGCTAAGGATGAAGTTATTACTTCGGGAATAGCTAGTGACACACCTCAAAGCGCGGATATTCAATCCGCAGATCAGGAGATCAAGATGGATAATAAAGACATCGACTTGGAAGCTTTTGCAAAGAAGGTAGCTGAAGACACAGCTGCTAAGATTGCTATGAAGCAAGCCGAGCAAAAAGCAGCTGAAGAAGCAGAAGCAAAGGCAGCAGCCGAAGCAGAAGTTGAAAAAGCTCAGGCTCTAGAAGCCGAATCAATCCGCGTTAAAGCGGGCGTAGAAACTGGTGTTGAAGCTCTTATGGCTGACGTACAAAAGCAGCTTAACGAAAAAGACGCTAAGTTTGAAGAAGTTATTGCTAAGTATGGCAAAGACCTCGAAGAGAAGTCTGCTGAAATTACTGCTATGCAGAACAGCAAGAAGTCTTTCTCTGACCGCTCACAAGGCGATCTGAGCAAGTTCGGTAAAGAGTTCATGACTGGCCATATGCTAGGTGTAATGACTGGTAAAGGTTGGGACACTGACTACTCTAAAGACTTGTTTGAGAAAGCTGGCGTAAACTATGCAGCTAATGCTGGTGCCATCGCTCAAGGCGTTTCTACTCAAATCGAAAAAGAAATCATGCAAGAGCTTAAGCTTGCTCAAGCTTTCCGTGAGATTACTATTAACTCTCAGACTCAAGTATTGCCAATCCAAACTGATGCACTTCCAGCAGCTTGGGGCGCTAACACTGCCGCTGCAGGTAACTTGACTAACCGTCCTCAGGTAACTGGTAACCAATATAACGCTGCTCAGGTAATTCTGAAAGCTAACCGTCTGGTTTCTACTACTTTCATGGACAACAATGTTGACGAAGAAGTACTTGTTAACTTGATGCCTATGTTGATTGACTCTGTTGCTCGTGCTCACGCTCGTGCTGTAGACAATGCAATCATCAATGGTACTGCTGGTGGCGACGAAGGCTTTGACGGTCTTGAAGCTCTTGCTGGTAGTAACAGCGTTGCTGTTCTTGACGCAGTAGGTGGTAATGCCGCTGACTCTAGCGTAACTGCTGCTGAGTTCTTAGCAGGCCGTAAGCTAATGGGTAAATATGGTATGGATCCTTCTGATCTTGTCTATGTTGTATCTCAGGCTCGCTACTATGACCTTCTGTCTGATGCTGCTTTTGCTGACATCACTGACGTAGGTTCTGACATCGCTACTAAGATTACCGGTACTGTTGGTGCTATTTATGGCACTCCAGTAATCGTATCTGACCAGTTAGAAACTGAAGCTAACACTGCTTCTGTAGGCTACTGTGTTAACGTACGTAACCACGTAATCCCACGTCTCCGCGGTGTATCTGTAGAGCAGGACTACGAAGTAATGAACCAGCGTAACGTAATCGTTGCTAGCCAGTCTCTTGGCTTCAACCAGCTACGTGCTAACAACGGTACTACCGATGTATCTGTTGTTAAGTTGATTCGTACTGATACTTAATACTCAAAAGGTATAAAAACGAGGGGGAGTTTATCTCCCCTAAGTTTTTACTAATGGACTTATAAATGGCAAATTTGATTACAATAGATGAATACAAAACTTCGGAGAATATCCAAAGTACAAAGGAAGATGCTCGCATCAATTCTTTGATTGCCGCTGTGAGTGCATTAGTAAAAACTTACTGTGGAAACAGCATAGTAGATTTCTACGCTACTAATAAAATAGAAGAATTCAGTGTTAATTGGGGAACTAATCTTGTTCAATTAACAGAAGCCCCAGTAGTGTCAATAGTATCTGTAGAAGAGAGAACTGATTTTTCTTCAAGCTATACTACTGTTCCTGCTACTGAATACTACGTAGATTCAAGTACAGACAGTATTTACAGAGTAACTACTTCTGGTGGAAAGAAGCTGTGGCCTACAGGCCCTGCAAGCGTAAAAGTTACTTATAAAGCCGGATACGCAGAGTGTCCCGCAGACTTACAATTAGCAGTTATTGATTTGATTACTTACTATATGAAAGACGAGCACAAAGCTCGCCAGACTATAGCAGGTGCAAGCATCCAAAATAGTGCTTCTTCAAGTCAGAGAAACAACGTAGCGTTTCCTGACCATATTAAGCGTGTTCTGGACCTGTATAAGAACTTTTAATGGCAAAAAGTAATCTAACAACTTTTATAGAACGCTTAGATGCAGAATTAAGTAGATACTCTGATTATAGAAAGGAGTTAAATAGAGCCCCTCATACTTTTGTATTTCACAAAAGAACTTTGCTAAATGAGACTCTTATACAGTTAAGCAAGGGTCAGGGTATGACCTTAAACAGTGCAGATAAAGAACACATAAAAAGTTTGGTAGATATAGCAGCCGCAGAGTTGCACAGTCAGTTGGAAGGTATAGCAGGACATAGTCTAAAAAGACCTGGAGGTAAAACTACAGTAGTTTTTGATGCACATACGGATGTTCCTGTACCTACCCACTTGGATGCGGTTCTTCCTTATCCTGCGTTCACAAGAGTAAAGTTTGCCTATAGACAGGTAATGAATAAATACTTTACAGATATGCAAGACTACTTTAGAAATCATAAAGACTTAGATACTATAAAAACTAAGTCAGGTGCTGAAAAATCATCTATAATGCACTTTTTTGATGCGGGACACGATAAAAATGCAGGAGTATTTGAAAGATTCTTAGATACTAAAACTGCTTCTATTATGTCCTCTATGAATACTAAAGGCGAGACTGCCTCGGAAGCGGAAAGAAAGAAAGTACTAGATGCAATGAACAAAGCTCTAGGGATTAATTTAGAAATACAAAAAATTGATGACTTAGATACTATTATTATAAAGATAGAGTCGTCAAGTTCAAATAGATCAAGAGGCGCTAAACAAGGTTTGCGTAGTAAAGATTTAAG